TGCTCCCCACGTTTCGACGTTTTGCTTGTCTTTCGCGTATTCCCTGTAGAGGTAAACACGCGCGTCAGGAGCGACCGCAGCCCAGCCAGCCCACGTCTTAGCGGTGAAGCCCCAGTCGACCGCCAGAATACGTGGCCACCACTGTGGGATTTCGAACGGCTCGACGACGTGGACCGCGTTCGAGGGCTCACCACCTCGACGGAAGTCTCGCCACTCGGCAAAAACTTGACCGGAGAAGGTGTACCAGTCTCCGTCTTTCTTGGCGCGGCGCTCGGCCTCTGGAAGAATTTCAAGTCTCCAGACGTATCCAGGGTCCGCTTCATTGAGATACGGGTTGTCATCTAGCTTTGCCGGAATAAAGATGCGAGTAGTTCTGCTTGACCTATCAAATATGATTTTATAACCTTCTCGAGCTGGGTCAACAAATCTCTCTCGAACCCAGACGTGTCCTTGGTTTCCAGGATTGCTTGCACTCCTAACAACAGGAGGCAGAGTTGGTTCTGAGCTTCTGACGCGGCTTGTAACAAAGCTATAGACGAACCACTTAAACGAAGTGAGCTCGTCGAATCCGGCGTAGTGGTATTCGGTCGTGTCATGACGCCGCGCGTGCTTTTCCTTCTCTAAGTAACTAGCTCGAATGACAGCGCCGCTCGGAAACTTCCAGAAGTGCTTAGCTTCATTGAACGTCGCACCGACGAGTTTGTAAAAATGGTCAGCTCGAGGAATGATGCTCTCCTCAAGCTGGGGGAATGTCTCACGAAATAGTATGCCGTGAAACTTCGGATGCAGATGCCACCCACGGAGGATGGGCAACATAATGAGTAACTCTGACTTTCCTCCTCCGGCAGCACCTCCATAAAGGGCTTCAAAGATGGAATCTGGAATCTCGAGAAACTTTTGTTGTTTCTCGTGCGGCCTCCAGATTTTTGTGAAACGGTCGACAACTTGTATTCCCATGTTGAAAAGGAAGGGGACTACCACCCCACCCGGTCGACATCCGGTAGCCCCCTCTTGAGCGCCTGCTCAAGCCTAACGAGTCGGCGTCGGGGCCGGTGCCGTGTGCGCCGGGGTCTCGACCTTCTTGCCTCGAGTCTCGGCTTCCTTCCGAGCCTTCTCGGCCTGCTCTGCCTCGTATTCGTCGAGCTTGCCTGCCATCGCTGCGACTTCGGCGGCCGCAGGTTCCGGAATCACGATGCCAAGCGCTTCCGCCAGGTTGTGAGGAAGCACGTACTGGCCACCGTCCGACAGCTCGTAGAGACCGTCGTCTCCGAGGCACTTGAAGGTGCCGCGGCCCTCGATATCCTCGACGGCGATGGGGCCACCGTAGCCGAGGAACTTGCGACCGCTGACGACGGTGCAGAGCTGGGTGGCTTCGACCCTCGGTTCGACGCTGACGATGCCTTCCGGATTCCTGCGAAGGTCCTTGAGCTCGATGCCCTTCTCCTCGACAGGCTTCTGAGCGGGCCTCGCTGGTGCGGGAGGCGTTGGATTCGTTGCGACTGCTGACATTGGTCTCTCCTTTACATCATTCCGGGACGCATCGTTGGCATTGCGGCCCTCGCCTGACCCGCCATCTGCATCATGCGCTGCCGATTGGGGTCCATGCCCATCGCGTTGCCAGCGACAGGTCCGCCACCACCCATCGGAGGCGGCTGGATTGAGCCCATCTGTCCCATCCTCGCACGCGCCGCGTCAATCTGCGGCTGGAAGTTGGGCATCGTGTGTCCACCGAACGCGCCTCCACCTCCCGGCGGTGCAGGCATCGGGCCTCCGGTGATGGGCGGGATTGCTCCGGGCGGCGGTCCGATACCTCCCGGCGGCAGACCGATTCCGCCGCGCTGGAACTGCGACATGTCGGGGCGCGGCATCTGAGGCATGGGCGGCGGTCCCTGCATCCCCGGCTTGTCGAAGACTCCAGCCGCCCTCTGGACCTGCATCTGCTGCATCGGGTTGCCACCACCCATGCCCATTGGTGGTGGTCCCATCGGTCCTCCCGGCGGTGCGATGGACTGCATCCCCATCGGAGGTCCGGCTGGCTTCGGCGCAAGCGTGTTCTGCATGGCGCGCTGCTGACCGTAGGCGTTCCCCTGCGGTTGACGACGAGCACCCTGCTGCCGCTGTTGATATGCTTTGCCCCAGCTTGCGCTTCCTCTGGTAGGAGTGTCACTCGGCATGATGTTCCTCTTTAGCTACACAATCGTTACACTTGGCGACGTAGAAATGCAAGAGTCCACGAATCGAATCGGTTTTATAAGTGCGATGACACTTTAGGCATTCGACCCAGGTGTCATTGTCCGTCATCGGAGCCGAAATATCAGTAAAGCGATTGAACTGTGGAGTTCGACGGGCACGCTGAGCCACACGCACTCCCTGTTGTCTGTAATTCTCTCGCCCACACCGTCCGGCCGAAGACTGTAACGATGACCAAGGGGAGGGCTATCCTCAAAGTCGCTCGCTTGTCTTCGTCCGGACGGTCCTTCACGTTCTCCGACACTACTTGCGACCCTTGCGCCGCAGACGTCCCGCAAGGCCAAGCAGTCCGGTGCCGAGCATCACGAGAGTCGTCGGCTCCGGCACCGCGTTAATCTGAGCGTCGGCACTCCCTGCATAAGACGCCGCGAAGTTAGCGATGGTCGTGTGAGAGACGCCGCCGACCAGATACGTATTGACTCCGAGCGGCGGAGTGATGTTACTGAAAGCGAGAGCGAAACTCTCCGGGTTGGTCAGGTCGAACAGGTCGGACGATAGAATCAGCGGCGGCGACTGTGGTGAGTTATTCGCCGTCAGCACCGCCCCCGTTGACCCGGTGCCACCGAACTCTAGCGCGGCGCCGAAAGTTCCGGAGAGGTAGTTGATTGTGTTGGCCTGATCGGTAATCGAGAACGTCCCGGCGAACCGCTGAGAGATGACCGTGCCTCCCAGAAGCAACTGAGCGTCCTCGGTCGACGTCGCCGTGAAGGTCATCAGCGCATTGGGGTCGAGCGCGCCCGCAAAAATCTGCGTGATGTTCACGTTCGAAGTCGTCGACAGCGTAGTCGTGCCGTCACCGTTATCGGTTGCGAAGAACTGGTTCGGCGTCACGTTGCCGAAAGTTACGATGGTGCTTGCACCTGCGATGCTCGAAAATCCGAGCGCCGCGCTGAGGAGCAGGGGAAGAACTCGGGCTAGTCTCATGTGCGAATCTCCTGTGACTGACGTTACGCGTTGACGTGACGGTGGACGACGAGAGCTACTTGGGCTGTGCAGTCGGCGGTTCCTCGACGGCGACGATGACCCAACCGAACCTGAGGGAGAACTTCAGCTCGAACTTCTGGTCCGGCTCGGGGAGAGAGTTGTCAGGGCGCGGCGTCGGCAGATAGATGGGCAGCGACACCTGAGGCGGCGGCGTCCCCTCGGGCAGCGTGTTGTCGATGGTGACTGGCGGGAGGGCAATCGGGTTGGTCGGTCGGCCACCGTAGACCGGCCCGGTGCTGATGTGCGGCGGACGGCCCTGACCAAAGCCTGGGTCCACGGGCGACCAACCGGGACGTCCGTAGCCCGGATCGACGGGTGGCCTGACACCGAAGCCGGGGTCGACTGGCTGAAATCCAGGAGGCAGAGAATTGTCGGGGTATGCTGGCGATCCCGGCAGAGTGTTGTCGGGATGGCCTCCGCCTGGACCGTCGAGGAACGTGATGAGTGCGACACGAGAGTTCATGTTTTCTCCTATGCGTGTGGTGGTTGAATCGAAAGCATCTGGCCCTTGGGAGCCTTGAGCTTCTTGTAGACGACCTTGCGCTTTGGCTTGCGCTTCTTCTTGTCCCGACCGCGGCCTCTGTGCGCGTTTGAGAGGGCGGCTGCGACGGCCTGCTTCTGCGGATGTCCGGAGGCAATCATCTCCTTGATGTTCGAGGAGACTGTCTTGTCATCGCTACCGGACTTGAGAGGCATGGCCGTTATCGACCTCAGCCGCAGCGCCGCACTTCTATCGCGCGCGGACCCTTCGGTGCTTCAATCTTGAGAAACTCGACTCTATCACCGACTTCCAGTTCCGAGAACTTGCAGCTTGTTTTCTGCAACGAAGTCCAGTGAAAGAAGTAATCCGTCCCATCGTTACCCGCGATGAAGCCAAAGCCCTCTTTAATCTTCCGAACGACTCCGGCCTCTGGCTTCGGTGTGGGTTGGTCACCGCGGTCATATTGCGCGCGCCGCTCAAGGTCGAGCCCTTCTGCTAGCCTGTTTAGATTCCGTGCCGTATCCGCCATCTGCGCCTCCGTTAGACGTTTACTTCTCTGAATCGACGACTTCAGCCTCGATGGCCCTTGATGGTGCACGTTCCTCCCCGACTTCCACCTGCTCGTACTCGGATTCTTTCCTGACCTCCGGGCGGAACATGTGGAAGTGGACGTTGGTGTCCTGCTTCATGTCTGTCGGCAACATCTTCTCAGCGATAGATGCAATCTGCAGACCGATGGCTGAGAGCTCTCGGGCCTTCTCGACCTTCTTGATTTTCTGAACGTCCAAGCACTCGAACACCGTCTCGAGCCGCGCGAAGGCCGCGTCGCGAATCTTGGTTCGTTGGTCCTCGATGAGGGACGCAAGTTCGGGATTCGGAGGGGAACCATCGTGGCCCTGAGAACGATTGTTGTGAATCATCCCAACATGATTCGGAGACTTCTGATACATCTGTGCAGCGGCCTTGTTACCGATTGCGCGGCCGATGATAGCTGCGTCAGCTGCCTCGTTCTTGGTCAGGTTGGGACTGCGACGGCGAGTGTGGGCAAGCTGTTCAGGGTCAATCATCGCCTCATCGACCGTGGGAACCTTCGGCTCTATGCTGACTCCGTCGTAATCGCTGTCCCTCTGAACCCGATTCAACAGGTTGCGATTGCTGGTGAGCCGAATGTTTGCGTCTTCTTCACTTATCCACATGTCTTTCGACTCCGATACGACCCCGATTCCCTTGCTCCTGCGCGATTATACCATCTTCGATGCCGGGTGTCAAGTGCCCTTTTTATTGGCTTTTTTAATGTTCACCGATTGAACTTAG